TATATTTTTTTAGAAATGTAAATGTTTTTACTTTTTTACAATAATGTTCTTTAACATATTCTTGATATTTTTTACTTGTTGTTATACTTGGTTGTATATACTTATTTGGTTTTGTATAAATAGTTGCTGTATTATTTGTTATATTATTTGTTATATTGTTTGTTATATTATTTGCTATATACACAATATAAGGTATATCATATATACCCTCAAAATATATATAATATATTTTACCTTTTCTTTCGGATATACCGGAGTTTCCTACTTTCACCCACCTTCCGCTTCCACTCTTAACTTCTTTGACAATCCACATTTTTCCATCATAACCTTTCCGTTTTTTACCAATACTTTCACCACTCGCACAATACCCTAATCCTTTTGGCGAGGGTTCTGTTCCCTTATAACTCCTAGAAGGATTATTTTTACACTTTGGCATTTATTATATATATATATATATATTATATACAAAATGTCTAATTCTAATATATGTAAAATCATAAATTGTTTAACAGCAAAAATACATAAACTTGAGAAACAAGTCTGTAATAATTGTTTATTATCTCAAAATAAAGGAAAATTATTTAATTGTACAGATGAAATCAAAATTCTTCATAGTGATATAAATGATTTTCAAGGAAGTATGGATAATAATAATTATATTATCATTGATAATAAATTATACCAGTATAGTGGATGTGATGTGAGGTATGGAAATTTACGAAGTTCATTAGAAGATTTTAAAATTGTAGCTGGTATGGGGGAAATGGATCATACAGCTGAATATGAAACATATATTAAGGAAAAACAAGCATTAAATGCTTGTCTAGTTACAAATGGTATATCTTCGCAATTTAATCCTAATCCACCTCTTACTGCAAGTAGTAGTTCTGGTGATGTTCAAAATGTTATAGATGAATTAAATGAATTTTATTCCACATATGGTATATGTATTCCTCCAGAAGAATATACAAAATGTTTTTTTATTAGATATGATGAAAACTTTCAAGAATTTATTTATTTAGAAAATAACAATGAAAATACTATTGTAGAAAAAGTATTATCAGGAGAGTGTAATGTTCTTTTTGAATGTTCAACCAGTACAATATATATGTTTGAAAACGGGATATGGAGTCCTAAATGTACTTTACAAACATCTATTGCTCAACCATCTTAATATACAAAAAAAATTCTTTTAATCTAAATCAATAATATTTTTCTTAGTGGGTTTTCTTTTTTTAGGAGGGGGTCTTGATTGAGATGTTCTTGTTTGTGGTCTAGCACGAATTTCTTTTGTATGAACTTCTCTTACTTGAACGGGTTCTTCTGTATCAGACATAAGTTTTGTCTGGGACATATTAGAAGGGTTTAGTTGTGACAAAATATCATCAAAACCTTGTGGTCCCTTCATAATATTTTGGTCTACAATACCTTGTCCTTGTGGGACTTGACGGACATTTGGCGTTGGTTGCATATTGGATGGCATTGGTTGTTGCATTGGTTGTTGCATTGGTTGTTGCATTGGTTGTTGTGCTGAAGTTCTAGGAGGAGCATACCCAGGTCTTCCAGACCATTGTGGTTGTTGTGCGCTTTGTCGTTGTTTTTCCTGAACACCATTCATCATCATACCAAAAATAGGGTCATTTGCATTTTTTGCCGCCATAGAATGTAATGCTTCTTTTTGGATCTGTGCCATAATATCTGGATTATTTTGTAAAATATCGTTTAATTGTGGAGTAGAAGACTTAAATAATGTATTCGATAAATGGAACATTAGTCCAGAACCACCAACCATAGTCAATAATTTTAATTCAGGTGCCATTTCTACCGAATCTTTGTATTTATCATGTAGTTCCTCAAATACTTCATCATAATCTCCTACATTTTCTAAAACATCACCAGACCATCCATCTAATGAAAATTTGTATGGGTTATAACGTTTATTTACATATTCTACACCACTTGCGAAAGAAATTAGTAATTTTCTTTGTGTGCGAATGCTTCGTTGGACCTGTCGCATTCTTTCCAACTTAGAAACTTCTGCTCGTAAAGTTTCTAAAGGGGTTCGCATATTCAATTCTAATCCAGACTTGTATCCATTACCTTCTAACCGACCATAACGATACAATAGTTCCATTTTTTCAGAAACAATTTCATCTTTGGACATATCGGATGGAGACCTCCATTTTGGTTCAATACCGGGTTCTTTATAATCATCATCATCACCAGAAAAATTACTACTCTGGTCAGAAATAACACTTCCATCTGATTGGTTTCTACCAATGTTATCATATATATTTTCTTCTTTTGTATGATGAGAATGGTTTGATTCTATATCAGAAATATCATCATTTGGTTTTTCTGGGGAAATAGGAATACTTGGTGACAATGGTCTTGCAAGTGGTTTTTGAAGTGGTTTTTGAAGTGGTTTTTGAAGTGGTTTTTGAAGTGGTTTTTGAAATGGTTTTTGAAATATAAACTTTTTTTTTCTAGTTCTTCTTTGTATACGTTCATTTGTCCGCGAAGGGTTTTCTTTTATAGTAGATCCAATAGATTCAGCATCAGAAATAATATCATCTAGATCTGTTAAATCATCATCATCATCATTTTTTTGTTCTCTTTTATTTTCTTGTATGTTCTTATTATCCATTCTTTTTCCTAAATCGTCTGGGACTTTCTCCGTATCCAGTAATAACTCTATACCATCAAGTGGTACTCTTTTGTTCTCAAATTCATTTGGTTCCATAGATATATTATTATTTTGGACATCTTCTTTATATACCTTATTGGATAATGATTCCATATGTGTATTGTATTGTATTATATAGGTATGTTTGTTTTTACTAAGTATTACGCACTCTGTATTTCTCTAGAATCTTTATAATCAAAATACATTTTTTTAACTTTTGGGATACAACATTTACTTTTTTCGTTCAATAAAAAATTTGTACACAATACAAACAATAGAAGAATACAAGTAGCTGTTTCAAAATTTTTTGTTGCGATATAAGAAAAAGAAAAAATAGTTAATTTTCTCACCCAAGGATGTGAAAATAGAATTTGCATACCATTCGGTATATCGAGATGTACATATTTACTTCCTAAATTCATTATTACCATAAAGCATCCTGCTAATAGTGGATTATTATTTACAATTTCAAACATTATGTGTATACTATATGTAATAAAATATGTAATACAATATGTAATACAATATGTAATACAATATGTAATACAATATGTAATACAATATGTAATACAATTAGAGAATCTCATTTTTCATAAAAGATTCTAAATTTTCTGTTTCATCTTCAATATCTGTATCAATATCTGTATCAATATCTGTATCAATATCTGTATCAATATCTGTATCAATATCTGTATCAATATCTGTATCAATATCTGTATCACCCTCTATATCTTCATTTTTACTATTATTTCTAAATATACTTTCAATGTGTTTAGAAACGCTTTCACATAATGGTTTTTTAAACCGAACTTTTTTTTCTTTTTTTTCTTTTCTAAAAAATGTATATAGATTTTTTATAGGAAAATCTTTTGAATATTGGATATAAAAGAAAACAATAGATACAATCATAAATAATAAACTCCAAGGTATTTTATGATATATACAAAAAACAATAACTAGTACAAAGAACACTTGTATATTTGTATCCTTTATAAGTAATTCTTGTATATATTTTTTTTGAAACAATTGGATAATTACCAGAAGAAAAAAAACTGCGAATATTTCTTCTTTAATAACCCAGCCAAATAAAGATCTACTATGTATATTTGTTTTCCATACTTTATCTATAAATCCCATTAGACTTTATAGATACTTATGATTATATTTTGTGTATATAAACGGAGTATATAAAAGAGGTATATATGTGTATATAAACGGAGTATATAAAAGAGGTATATATGTGTATATATACATATATACATTACTTATAATAGTTTCTCAATATGTTTTATTTTTGAACCACCCAGTACTTCAAAAAAGAACCAAGGTAATATACCAATAGAAGAACTTAGAACAAAAGTAACAATAGATATTTTTGTAACTCCCCAAAAGTAATTTGAAAAATTAAAAGGAACTGGTGATACTCTTGTAAGTATTACATATGTAATCCAATCTTGTAATGTAAAAGAATCTTGTTTTTTATAAATTTCTGATAACTTTTTATATTTTTCTATATTTTTTTCTACTTTTTCTTGTAAAAAATATTTTGCTATATAAAAACTAATAATTGCGGATATCATAACAATACAATACGAAATAATAAATCCCTTTTTGAAACCAAATAGGAACCCTGACATAATATTCACAGGCATATATAGAAATAATGTTATATTTAGAATAATGCCAATAATAATATATGTTATAATTCCAAGCATTCCATATTTCTTTAACTTCAATTCAGCTTGAAATATTTGTAAAACTATTTTCTTACCTCTTGGTGTTCTTGATACAAAGAAAATACATATTATTGAAACAAATATAACACATATGGATATTATATCCATTATTTTTACTTTGTATGTAATATATGTATTTTTTATATTTTTTATAGTATATACAAATGTGTTCTTTAGAAGAGGCGTATGGTTCTGAATTTGCGAATCAACTAAATCAAAAAAAAGAAGAATGTGTTTCTGTAGAAGATTATGAGTATATAGATGATAATATAGATGAGAATATAGAATCAAGTGAGTCTCCTAAAGAGTTTCTGTATAAGTCTATCGATGCTCCAAAAAAAATGGTATTGCGCCAAAATCCCAAAGGTCATTTGCAAAATAATTCATCATATTCTTTACTAAACCAATCATCCTGTAATGATTACTTTTTTCATATAGATACTTGTAAAGATTGTCAAAGAAGATTACAAAAAAGAATTGTGAACTACTTACAATCAAGAAAAGTGGATATTCAAAACGGTGCGTGTGGAGTTCAAATTGCTTCACAACTTTTTGAAGACCCTGATACAAATAGTAATGAAGAAAATATATATAAAAATGATACTATAAATAATACATTAGCAAAAAGAAAATGGGACATACGTGTAAAAGAGGGTTTTGAAAATCCTTTACCAAATTGCCTGCAAACACGACCATTGTATATATTGTTATTTGGGTTATTTGTTATTTTTGTATTAGATAGGATATCGTCAAAATAAATTATTCATCCAAATAAAAAAGGGTCTTCTTCTTGAAAAGAGTAAGGTATATGTGTTTTTGGGTTTTGAATTTGATGTGGGTTTTGAATTTGATGTGGGTTTTGAATTTGATGTGGGTTTTGAAATGAATGTTGGTTTGGATATGTAGTATTTTGAGAATATTGTGTATTTAATGTATTTGGTGTATTTGGTATGCTTGG